AACAGTAATCAAATAGCCAATCACGAATTTCTTCATCATCCATACCTTCGATCCATTTCTCTTTCTTGACTTTAGCTACAAGTTTATCAAGGTACTCCTCTTGAATCTTACCCAATTCTTGGATAAAGTCTCCAGTCTTAAATGCTTCATCGTCTAGTTCTGCTTTGATCTTTACTTTCATAATTGTTTGTGTATATCTTTTTTCGATTGTGTGCGTTCTTTTTTGCTCTGGTCACGTTTGCGCCACTTCAGATGTTTTCACCATTCAACCTTTTTTACTATCCAAGAGCGTGCCATAATTTTATAGTAATAGTGTGACAGACGCTACGATAGTAATTCCAACTACCATTCCAGTCATAGGACTACCTAAAAAGTATCCAACGCAACCGCATATCGCGATAAGTGCTAAGGGTTTAATATTCTCTGATATATATTTCATAATTATTTGTGTCTCGGTACTTTCTTATTTGCATCATCCATACCCATCGCTAACTCCAGAACCATACGCTCACTCCATCCAGCAAACGGACCTCGCATAAAGACTTGAGTCAGTTCGTCAGGTTCGAATCTATCATACTTCTCAAGAGTCAACTTAACCCAATTGTCAGTCGCTTCTTGCCATGCATTTTGTTTTTCTTCGTATTCGTTCATACCAATTTCATCCAATCTGTCTCTTCAGACATTAATTCACAGCCAAGTTCTTTCAACTGTTTCACTTGCGCACCGATATTCATTTTTACGGTATAACCTTCTTTGTGACACTTATAAACACTACCGCTATTACCAATGAATAGCCAATAGTCTCCTCCGTCTTTTACTTTAGTAATGCCACTGTTAAGTCTCCAACAGTCACCATCGAGATAGCCTCCGCTCCAGCCCGCAAGAACTTTATAGAGATTCTCTTCGATTTTCACTACTACCCAATTGTGTGGCTTATTGTATTTCATAGATATATTATATAAGTGTTCCTATTAAACTGGCCAGTTAACCCACTCTGGAGCTTTATACTCATAGTCTTTTACTGCTGTTAATTTATATTTAATTCCGTCTACCTCTACGACTTTGCCCTCGCATGTCTCTGAGCGTGGTGTTCCTCGCTTTACTCCCTTGCTATCCTCGAAGTAAGTTCTGTTACCGATGGCATCACGCTCAGATCTGATCCAGTAGTTATCGCTGTTTTCGTAGTAAGTCTCGATACCATTGGCATCTTTAATCTCGATAGGGAATGTAAAGGCAATCCCTAGTTCTGTTAGTATTTCGCTTAGTGGTTTCATAGTTATGGTGCTATTAATTTGTATTTGATCCCGTCAACTTCTACGACCTTGCCTTCGCAGGTCTTGGCTGAACGTGGTGTGCCTTCCTTTGTACCATAGCTGTTCTCGTAGTAAGTCTCGCCCCCATTGGCATCACGCTCGTACCTATCCCAGCAGCCATCGCTGTCCTCGTAATAAAGAACGCCACCATCCGCATCACGCTCCCACTTCTTCCAAGATTTATAGCTGTCCTCGTAGTAAGTAGGGTTGCCACTGTCATGACGCTCGTACCTCTCCCAGTAGTCATCGCTGTTCTCGTAGTAAGTTGCGTAGCCGTTGGAATCTTCAATTAAGATAGGGAAGCTAAAGGCAATCCCTAGTTCTGTTAGTATTTCGCTTAGTTTTTTCATTTTACTGTAAGGTAATATACACCTGATGTGCATCCGTCTGCTTTAATCTTTGTGACAGTTAAGCATTCTAATTCCTTATGCACATCACCGAGATTTGTACCGACAGCAATATATGGCCCACCACTTGGATCAACTGAGTGTAGGCTACCATCCTCATTGCGTGAGCATCCAACATGCTCAACATCTTTAAAAGAATACTCAACACAATTCTTAGCTATGGTAGTGAATTTTCGTTCCTCATTGTATCGGCTTTTAACTACAACTGATTCGTGTTTTCGGTGGTCATACGAACCGGGCGCGCCCGGCTGCACACATTTGCCAGCTGGCGATCCTGCCCAACTAGGAGCTGCCGGCACACTGGCCCAACTACCTTGAATTGGATCAGAGACACCCGAAGACACTACATCTTCTTCTTCCATTTTATCATCTGGATAAAGATGCTCTGTCATTTCTCGACCTTTATCATAGAAGCACTCACCTACGGAATCTGGATGATACCCCGCGGCAATGCACAAACCGTATAACTTCTCAGTCAATTCATCCATCCCCATTGAAGCGTGTTCACTTTCGTAGGTAAATATTTCTTCGTAAACTTCTATTGTAATTTTCATAATGTTATTATATACTATTTTAGTAACTTTGTAAACAACTTACTTTATAGACAGCTTAACCAAATACAGATGCATACAAAAATGCATAGTGAAAATACACCAATAGTAATCTTCTCGATTAATTCGAGCGAGCCGTCCTTGGTCCTCTGTTCGTTAAATGACTTTTTCATACTAATTTAAGTCCATAAGTGGTCAACGTTTTTTACGATCCACTTCATATATTTCTGTTCTTGTTTGTCGAGTTCCTTTTTATAAAAGCTATAGGAACCATAGAGTTCTTCATATGTCTTATCAGACATTTCGAGTTCCATTAAAGAATCATCTCCTTCAACTTTCTTCAAAACTAATGGTGCTTGCTTCTCCGCGGCATCGAGTTCGCTGTCTATTGCCTTTTGCAGCTCAGGTCGAATACATTTCACGAAGTTATAACACAGTTTCAAGTCACGTTCGAACCTTTTGTGTTTAGGGCAAGTTGAGTAGTCAATGTGTTCAAAGCATTTTTCACTCTCAACAATCTCAATCACGCAACCAAAGAGAAATTCTGGAATAAGATACGTCTTATCAGCATACTCCCGCTTTGGGATATACTTATAAATCCACTTCTGTGGTGATCTGAATGGATTCTTCATTATAGTTCTTCGATTGCTTTAATCATTTTTTCCTTAGCCATATCTTTGGCCCAAAGAGGAATTACAAAGGCATCAATCGATTTTACCTCAGATGCTTTCTCTCTTTGTACACGATATACCATCGCTTCGAGTATTAGTTTTAGTGCTTCTTTCATATTATTTCTTCTCTGGGTTAACATTAACTACCCACCACACAAATCTACAGAATGCAGCAACTGAAACTACTGCGGTTATTATATATATTACTTCACTCATAGTTTTTCCTCAAATTCAAGTTGTATATTCAAAGACCTCATTGCATATTTAGCAACGTGATTCAATGCTTCCATATCTTCATACTCAACATATCGATTCCCGACAGTTTTCATATAGTAACCTTCGTGATCTCCCATGATCCAACAGAGAGTGATACAAGATTCCTTATCTAATTCTTCATTGTAAGTCCAAGCAACAATCTCGGCATGCCGATTCTCTGTCGCTGGTCTAAATTCTACATCGTTATATCTCATCATAATTATTTATTCTTTTTCCAAACTTTCTGTCTATTATCAATTTCACTAGATAGAATCATTATTTTATGGTATGGCTTATACATGATCCATGCTGTACAGTCATATCGCAAAAATATCTTCGCGATTAAATCGCCTATCCAAAAGAGTATTGATGATGCTATTATTCTCATATTATTTTTCTGGAGGTTGAGCAAAGAATGGCGAACCAGCCTTCATAAGCTCTGTTAGGTCTGTATTAAATCTAGTAGTGAGTTCATCTGTTTGAGCCTCAGCATTCTTAAGGACGTTAATAGTGCCAAGCATCGCAAAGCACTTCTCTTGTAGATTGTCAATAATGTCGTTCATAGTTATCCTCTCATAAAGTTCTTAACACAACTACGTGGACCATTCGGCACATAGTACTTCTTGTTTCGTTCCCAACTATCGTTGGTGAAGAGTTGTATGCACCCCGCATCTTTAGAGGAATACGACATTACACCTTTACGATTGCGAGTCACCTCACGCGTCGGTGGTTCATCTAATCCCAAAATTGCTCTAATGTTAGCATTCATAGTCTTGATATTTTTCCTAAAATGTCGTTTGCTTGATCGTCGGTTAGATACCCTAAGATGTCATCTGTAATAGGAGTATCATATGTGATAGTCCCATTAGAATCTAATACTGCGATTTCTAACCCCTTACTATAATCGTGCTCAACTACACTCGCGGTATAGTTGTTTGAAAAACTAAACAGGAGTTGATATCCGTTATGAATATTTTTGCGCGCACAAGTAAAATCTTTCTTGATGTTTGTAGTATATATTTTCATACCTAATTATATCACTGTTCCATCTTTTTGGCCATGATGGATTGTATTTTTTCATCAAAATCATTTGATGAAACATTCCCTTTATATGTATAAAAACATTTAATGTAGTCTTCTTCATCCTGCTTTCTTGCTAATTCATATACATCGATATTTTTATTTTCAAACCCATAAGAATGGCGAATTTCAGTCGGGAACATATCATCATTATATTCCATATTATAACTATTCAACATAATATATGTATTAATACACCATTCTTTAATGTTACCATCCAAAATGCCACCTGAATATATGTCGATTATTTTTGTTTTTGTTTTTGCTTCCATAAAATGTGCAGTGTAGGATGCTGCTCCCCCGTGAGAGTGAGATTTATAAGCCCTTGCGGATTATCTCTGGTCCGCAAGAGACGATGCGGTGGGCATTTTCTTTTTGCCAAGCATCTTGCTGAAGGGTTTTGGCACGTTCACCAGCGATTTCAAGCATCGCGATGTAAGCTGCATCGTGAGAGCCATAAAGCTCGTCAGTTACGATACGACCTAGGCTCTTAGCGCCCATGACCTTTGATGCATTGACGATGACTTCAATCGCGTTGCATACGTCGCCGATAGTTACTGAAGTGGTTTGTGTTTTTTCTGTATTTTCCATAGTATATTTTCTTTATGAGTCTTTCTCAATCTTATAATACTATTATAATCTATTTTAGACGATCTGTACATACATATATGTATCTGACCATCAATGACTTACAAAAGACCTTAAGAGTGGACTAGAAAAGTCATAACCTGTTGATAATCAACCGTTTAGAATCTTTATTCCAGCCTCAGCATACGCTTTATCTGAATCTGGGCGCGCTGATCTATATCCCAACTCATTTAGTCGATCATCCTCGGCACGGGATACCCAAACGACCACATTATATTCTGATAGAATCTCTTCGGTTTTCGAGGGTTCAATGAGCATCTTCTTCCAAATCTCCTCTAATGGATTCTTATGTTCAAGTAGTAGGTTCTTCCTACCCGGATCATATCTTGGCTGATTCACCCAAGTAATATCTTCTGGAATGTTATTAGCATCTCGAAAGGCCGCTGCAGCTTCTGACCAAAGATGTTTCCGATGATTAAACTGTCTCATCAGTATCTTAGCCCCATATTTGATAGCAGACTTTTCTTTCTTCTCTGTGCAAAGGATATATTTTTTAACAGAGAACTCAATTATATCGATTAGATGTTCCATTAACCCCCGCAATAAAGTTTATTGAAAGCGATTCTAGGATAGTCAACTATAACAAATTTACCGACATTGAATATGGCGAATAAAGATGCGCAAACAAAAAGGATCGGCATCGATATGATAATCAGCAGATATATGAGTGTTTCTAATATATATTTCATTATATGGTAATACTATAGAGTAATTATAGTTATGTCAATATTATTTTTCCATCTTTGGATAGTCTCTTTATGTATTCAGATTCTGCATCTAAATTATGACATAGATGTGCTCGATGAGAAGAAGAGTAGAAGTTACTCTTTTTAAAGGAATCGAACCCAATCATTGATATAGATTCACATCGTGCTTTATTTAAAAGATAGTAGAGTGTGACTATTCCTGTGCTTGGATGTAGATCTGAACTTACACCAACCTCTTTTCTCACATCATCTTTAACCACATCTAAGATGATATTAGTCTCTCCAAGAGGAAGGGGTGCACCATATCTAACACACACTTTGGGTTTATTCTTTGCACGCTCATATATTGATTCACAGACTCTGGACTTACACATTGCGTATATCCAAGCATCACACTTATTACCTATGGAATATTTGTGTAGATGACCTATAGATAGATTGAAACGAATGACAAACTCATATGAATCAATTAGTTTAGAATTATCTTTTTCGAGTAAAGATTCACTATTACCAACTAGAAGCACATTTTTACTCTTAACCAGATCACTTAATTTTATGTCTTTGTTCACGGCTCATCTGTTTATGTCCTATCACACACTCAAGGCTTCTTGCACTTGAGACATTCCTTGGCTTTATCTTAATATATTCAATGGGTAAAGCAAGCTTCTTAAGTTTACCTTCATACTTACCATCTACATATTTCTGTAGTATCTTTTGATCCCAGTTCACTCCCTCGGAATCGTTCACCCAATCATCCACTAAACTATTCACGATATCATTGTTTCGAAAGATAATAGTACCGCTCAGTAATTCATTAGGATTGTATCTTGTTTTGAGATAGTGGCAGCAGATATCAAATGTCTTATCCTTTAACTCATGAAAGAGTGTAGGTTCTTTTACAATTACAGCATCTGCATCCAGCCATATCACATCTTCATTAGGATACTCTTTCAGTGCCCTTTGAATTAACTCGGCTTTCACCATTGTGTTCTTTGTCCAGTCTCCACGAGACTCATAGCCATATAACTTATATGGAAGATTGAACCTCTTTAGATCAGACTCAAGGTCTTTCACCTCTTGTTCATAGTCTGTATTAAGTGTGTAGCCTGATATAACTATCATCTATAGTAAAACATTGTTATACACTTGTTTGTAGTTGTATTTAGCATAATCCAATCGATATTCTTTAACATCAGAGCGTCGATATACTTTATAACCACCTGCAAAAACATCAATATCATCATCACCCAACACTGGAATTGCCCCGCACATTATTGCTTCAAACATTCTGTATGACCACGGGCAGTCACCCGTTGGTGTGAGTGCAAACTTAGTTCGACCTAGAGACTCGTAATATTCTTTATCAAGTGAATACTTCAAATCCTTGTTTCTGCCTCGATTTGACTCGTAAACATTGTCATATTGCTTAATCCATTTTCTATTTTTGGTGATAACACCCTTAAAATAGAATTCATCTACTCTTTTCTCCCAAAGGCTCTTACAATAAATAATGAGTGAACGAGGAAAAACTATACCATAAGATTTTCCATTAATAATAGTTTTACCATTAAGATGATCTATCTCTATTTTAGAGTTGCTTAGATTCATTTCGTCACAAGCTTGTCTAGCGTAATATTCTTGCAGAAGCATTTAAAATCCTTTCTTATATTTCTTTAGATCAGACTCAAGGTCTTTCACCTCTTGTTCATAGTCTGTATTAAATGTGTAGCCTGATATAACGATCATATATTTTAAAGAGTAACTAAGATAAGAGATTTGTCGCTATTGTGGTCTTTAAAGAAACCCTCGTTAATAGTTGCTGAAGCGTGCAGGTTGAATGGCTCAGTTGACATATTTAATTTTCTCCACCCGGGGTTATTTAAATCTAAGTTAACATCAGTATTGGGAAAAGATGTAACGAGTAGATACTTTGCACCAGATCTTTTGATATTTGTAATAGCTAGAGAGACATCGTGGTTTGATAAATGCACAAAGCAATCACGGACCAACACTAGATCAACCGTCGGAAGAGCGTCTGATACAACATTGAGACATCTAAAGTCTATGTCTTTATACGTAATGCGATTTTGTTCTATCAAAGGTTCTACGATATCTGCACCAATATAATCGCATGCTAAATCAATCTCTTTCATGTAATTGAAGTCTCCGCATGGAATATCCAACATAGACTTGATTTCCCATGTCTTTATTAAAGCTGGAATTTCATTTACAATAGTTTTAGTTTGGGTAAGCTCGCTTCCTTTGCCGCTTCTACTCTCATTGCTCCGCCAGCGATTAGTTCTGTAAATCTCGCTAAATTCTTGTTTTAAATTTCTAGACATATTGATAAATTTTATTAATGTTTGGAACCGCCAAAGGGTGAAAGGGATTGTGTTCTAATATCCCAAAAATCTTTTGGAAACCAATCAATCTTGATGTTCGATTTTGCTAATGCTTTATATAGATAATGATGATCGCCCTGCGGGCTTTTGCGATTGGTGTTATTTTTGACACACAGATCATTCCAAATTCCAATAAACTCTAAAGACTCTTTACAGTATTCAAAGTGTAGACAACTGCTGTATAATGTTCTTCCAGTTTCTCCCTGTCTAAGAGCAATGAATTTAGATGATTTATACGGCTCATAACTTTTAAATATTGTATCAACATCAACCCATAGAACAGACTCTTTAAACTTGTTAAGACAATCCAAGATATACTGTGGCTTGCGCCTTGTATTTTCCCAATAGTTATTACCCTTCAATTCTTCAATATGATAATCTAAATTATGTTCTTTAACACTATCGATCCATTTATCAGCACGATCACTGTAGTATGTACTATTTGGTGGATCTGAATAAAATGTAATTACTTTCATATTTTAATTATTTTTAGAAAATCAATCAAATGATTTTTATCAATGAGAGAATCATCCTTGATGGCATTTGTATTTAGCATTTTATTATATGCCTCATCATCTTGATCTAATTCTATGATTGCATTAATGAATTGTCTTTCCGATGCAAAATCATCTCTACATAGAAAACTTCCTCTGTTGAATGAATCATAAACAGTTGGGTCACCCCAGTACAGATTAACAGTTCGTGATAGGAATGCCCACCATATCTTTTCAGTTAGGTAACCACTTAGAGGTTGATTCTCTATAGCAAGATTAAACTTATATGGCTTCAGAGCTTCTATATTTGATGTACCCCAACCAGATGTATCATATCTATTGGCAAGTTTATTCGATGTACCATTATTTAAACTTCTACCAAGACAATCAATCTTCTTATATTTCATCAATTGATTGCATAGATTCTCCCGAGGTCTAACATGACTGTGATACACAAATGAACAGAATTTACTCTTCTGTGATACAGGTGCAGTTAAGAGTGAATATGGATCATGGCCATACCAACCATACTTTTCTGTTTCGGTTAATCTTAAATATCTAGGATGATCAATCCTTTTTGAGTAGATCATATAGTCTCCATTATTTAAAACTTGAGTTATCTTATCATCACTCAATGCCTCGCCTGAATAGCATATCCTTGGAACATTCACATTCCAGCATGCTGGTTTTTCATTTTTACCTCTCCAACCAAATACACTATAGAGTATTAAATCTGGATCAGTGGTTACTACTTGAGCACCAAGGGTTGCTTTTATAGTATTAACCAAATAGTCATTTGTATGATCGAAACCGCCCCAAAAGTTTTCTATCTTAAGTCTTATCATACTTTAAATGGACATGCTTTGATTAAATTATTCAGATCCTCTTCAGTATATTTAGACATTTCCACCTCATTTAGATGTGATAGTAATTCATTGTTTGTCTTTGAATCACTTCTGCAATCAATGAATGTTGTTTTATTTTTTTTCACAGTTTCAAGATGATCAAAAAACTTGGTATCATCACCTAAGACTTTGTTAGAGAATTTTACCCAAAGATTCGGAATACTATATGCATCAGCAACTATCAAGCCGTGTAATGAGCTTGATATAATATAATCACATGATAATATTTTCCTTATGATTTTATATGGGTCTTCTTTAAAATCAATAATGATTGAGTTCTCACAAGTTGAGTATTGATTTTTACATTGTTCATAATCCACAATGTGTGGCGTAAATCCGATAGTATATCTCTTCTGGACTTTTGGTTTATATATCTTGGGAAGAATTAAGGCTGGATCACCATACACCTCAGGACAATCTATATTCAGTTCGACACATCTCTTCCTGGTTCGTGGTCCACGGACAGCACGTATATCAACACCCTTATTTATGTTATCACTTGACCGAGCAATACCACTTCCCCATACTATGTCATCTGATTTAGCATGATTCAATATTGAGCCAGTAGAAACATATTTTTTATGATTTTCTTCTACATCAGTAAAGATAGCCTTAGATTCACTAAAGTGTTCAAAAATTAAAGGAGACAGTGAGTCACCAAAGTTGTTGCATTTGAACCACAGTAAACTATTCATACTAGTAGAATTTTTTGGTATATGGTTTACGGTGCATTTTCTGCATCCGCCGAGCGGCATCAAATTCTCCATTATGGAAAACTGCACAGTCTACATAATCATATCCAAGATCATTTGCAACATGCCAGCGATTAGATCCACCCCAAACAACATATAATTTTTTATCTAAGTCTTTTGTATCAGACTCAAATGGTAGGTCTAACATTTTATTTCCGTATCTTTTCTTCTGCTCCAAGAGTTGAGCATAAGTCGAGTGTACGGCAAGTAAGGGAAAATGTAATCCATTCTCCTTAATGTCATCCATCACTGGCTTAAAGAATTCCTTTCCTTTATGGGTGTCTGCTTTGGGTACAGAAGCCCACAAATCTTTTACAAGTAGAGGGAACACTTCAATCCCATTCCACTTCGATCCATGATACTGTGATTTTAAAACATTCATCGATTCTATTTATAATTGGTGGAGGTGGGAGGAATCGAACCTCCGTGTCTCAGCCGAAACTGAGATCGAATCCATTACACCCCCTTAAAATGATGGGCCCGGTCGGATTTGAACCGACATATCACTTTGGTGTTTTGATATGTAGATTAAATCTGGCTGCGAAGGTAGGGATCGAACCTACGACGAATTGATTAACAGTCAACTGTTCTACCGCTGAACTACTTCGCATTAAAATTGTAGCATCATATAGAGAGTAGCAACTACTCCAGCAAATGTGATTGCCGCCGCAATCCAGTAAATTATATCTAAAAAGATATCTGATTTTGTTCTATTGATTTTCTTCATTATAAATTTATTTATACTATGTGTAACGCTTCACTATAGCAACTACTACTTTGTTTGCAACGATGTTCTTGTTATACTTAATGCACTTGCCGTCATCTGTAAAAATAATCATTCCATCACGAGGTGTTACATTCTTGTATAAGACGTGATCACCTTTGTTTGCGTATGCAGTCTTTACTTCACATACAGTGTGTTGGAAATTTCCATTGTCTTGAAGAGTTTTTACAGCATTCATTTCATTGAAGCCGAATAGTGATGATGGTAAAAGTAGTAATAGTAATAGTAAGTGTCTCATACTATTACTTATCTCAAAAAGTGTAAAAAATCACGTTTTGAAAAGTCATTAACAATTTCTTAACATGAAACGACTCTTTTAACAATTTGTAAACATGCCGGATACTCTTTATTTACAAATGGTGGACCCACTGGGATTCGAACCCAGACTCAACGGATTATGAATCCGCTGCTTTAACCATTAAGCTATGCGTCCTATTTTGAATGTTTGTTTAAAATGGTACTCCGAGCAGGACTTGAACCTGCGGCCCACGGTTTAGAAAACCGTTGCTCTATCCAACTGAGCTATCGGAGCATAAAATTAATAAAACCAAATCTAACAAGCTCTTCCCATTCTGCGGTGGGTCTTCTCTTGTGAAATTACTAAGAGGATTTGAGCTGTCTCCGCAGGAGTCCGAAAACTTTATTCCTTTGGCATAGTATTTGATTTTAATTACAGAAATGGTACCCCTACGCGGATTCGAACCGCGGTTGCCTGGATGAAAACCAGGTGTCCTAGACCGGGCTAGACGATAGGGGCAAAAATATTTAGTGACTCAACAGGGTATAATCTTTGATCACTGGCGCAGTCTCACCATTGAAAAATTCATTAACCCATTGGATACGTTCTTCTTCTTTAAGACGGTAGAAGAATCTATTAGCCATATCATTAAATAGTGTAACTTCGACTGTGACAGCTTTTGTTTCTTTATCAGTATCCACTATGATCTGGCGATCATGCATTATATAATGGTCGCGGGATTTCTTGACCATATCTGTTTGTATATGTTGTTTGATTTTCATTATGTATATAATAATCTAGATATCTAGTAATGTCAAACCATATTATTGATTTTATTCATAGAATCTTTTATGCACATCCACATATCCATATATTTGTATCGCGGCAATCTACCTAAAAATACAGTATTCTTTTCGTCTTTTACTGATTTTCTATACTGAGAATATTTCTTTTGGAAATAATCGTCGATTGATACTATCATAATCTAGAATATCTATTTATATGTTCTTCTACATATATAAAAGGCAATTATGCTTTTTCATTATATATCTATACGACCTATATCAACCATAACTCCAAATCGAGGCTTACCATCTGGGGTAAGGTTCTGATATCGAATCGTTGCCATTTGACCAATGAATTCACTCCTCTTTTCTAAGAGTTCTGTGAAATATTCATGTGTGCCTTGAATCCCTGTTTCGAATTCTGTGCCATTCTCTGTTACACATCGAACACGCCCAGCCATAGTGGCTCGTATACCCTTACCAGCTGTGATATCAATCACCTTGAATTCATCATCTATAAATTGCTTATATTTAAGTAGTTTCTTCGAACGAGTGTGTTCATAAAGCATAGATGGATCACGCAACATGATTCCTTCATACCCTTCTTCAATACATTCCGCGTGATATTCATCAATCTGATCGTGTGTAATTAATTTATTTGGAACAGGGACTACGAAATCATGATCTGTAAATTCATACATTATGAAATTATATCGCTCATCGAACTCTGTCCGCGGGCAATCATCATCGTAGACATCAAATATGTAAAGCTTGAGTTTATCTTTAATCTCATCCCAATCTTTAGGCTTAATAGATTTTTCTTTAGTCTTTCGAGCCAGAGATGCAATCTTATTGAAATCATTATGAAGACGATGACAGTATAGTTCACCATCGAGAACCATGTTCGGAAATTCATCAAAGAAATCTTTCAGACTCTCTTCAATGAACTTTGTGGTTACATACTGTTTTCCATTACGAGTAAAGGCACCATCCTTTGTAATGATACATCTAAGACCATCAAGTTTTGGTGAACCCATAATCTTCTCTGGCATCTTCTTATGATGGTTTTCCCATTTATTAGCAAGTGTGCATACGAAATAACTTTTTCCTTTATCAACATCATTGATATTGGTTGTGTATCCATCATATTTTTGGCGATGTTCCCATTTACGATTAGCAACGAATTCAGCCTGTGCCGACACATTCCTCTCATTTGATCGACCAACATTGGTTGCCTCACAATCTGTTGGAACACCTACTGTAATCTTTCCACCAACCTGTCCATGTTCAGTCCAATATTGACCATCTTGATAGAAGACTTGCCACTGTTGTATAGCGCCTGTCTTTGCTTTCTTATATAGTATTTCTTTTGATTTAATCATAATTTATGTTTATAGTATACCACGATCATGATGATCGCTGAGATTCCACTGAGCACGTAGTTGAATAGAAGCCAGAAGTCACACCCGAATCGAAGAATCGCGTATCCAGCCGCAGCAGCATATCCAATAATCGATAAGAAGTAAAGTGTAATACTAACATCATTAACAGACTTCGTCTTAATTGATTTGATGATCTGCGGCCAATAGCAACCAATGAAGCATACATTATACAGGATTCCTAGTGTGTGTTCAAGCGATGTGGTCATAAATTTCTTTCCAATTATTAACACGTGTCACATCATCATTCAAATTATAATTTTCATTGTATGTGTGGCTAAGAAGAAAACTATTTAGTCCCATCTTGGCTCCAAGTTCTGCATTCTCTGCCTTATCCTCAATCCATATAAAATCTGAATCACGATAACGTTCAAGTGCTTTATCTTTATCTTCTCCACATCCAAGGCAGACAACTCGTTCGAATACACCTTCACCAAATACACGGGCTAGGTTTTCTTCACGAAGTTTAATAGCCCACGGATCAGTTCCCATAGATGTAATACAATGGAAAACTACACCGTGTTCTTCATGTAACTTGCGAACATACTTAATAGCATCTCGGAGCGGCGGAAGAAAGCCCACGGCTGCCGATTCACAAAACGTCACGCAGAGTTCTTTCGATTCACTCCGAGAAATTCCGTAGCACTCATCCATCGCATAGGCATTCGGGTAAATTGGTCGATAACCTTTGCGGTGCATCCACCAGTGAAAACTTTGAGCCCAGTTCAATAGGACTCCATCACAGTCTGTTAATATAATCATAATTTATTAAGCGCGCAGGATGTCTTTTCGACGGATGTATTCAAGACCACGCCCTCCATTTCCAGTTTGAACGATGACATCACCATCAATATTACCATCGACGATTTTGAATACAGTGCCGCTACCTACCATATCGCCACTGTAAAATAGGATGTCTTCGCCCTCTTTTAGTTCATCATCACCGATAGTATATTCATTAGTTAGCATCTCTGCATCACCTTCGATGGAGTATTCATTAGTTAGCATGCGGTGTCTGTTTGAGTTTGTATACATTATAGTGTTTTGGTTTTTAGTTTTAAAAGTATTCTTTGTAAAAGAGACAACCTGCGATGAAGCCGTGCTTGATATCGATATGTCATTAGACCAAGGAAGTGAGATGACTTAGGGCTTCCCTAGTGCCCTCGAAGAAGTCGTGGGTGTTTACCGCGTGCATATTCACTTGGGCGGTTTCAGTGACGAAAACGTTGCCGAAGCAAGCCACTTCATTGGCAAACTCCTTTGTGATAACCGTAACCTCGTTGGTTATGAGATCAGTAGCTTGGAATTTACCATCATAGATGTAGTCAATTGCAATAGGATTTTCAGTGTCTGTAATTTCGTGTAGTTTCATAATATGTAAATTTAAGCAGGGATTGAAATGCAAAGACCGATATAACCGATAGCTGCGAATATAAAGCCGACGAGGATGGCGAGTAATGTTTCTTTTAGTGTTTTCATAGTAAATGTCTTTCTCAATCTTATAATACTATTATATACTAAAGCCCGCAATTTGTCAACAGTGATAACTTGTTGACAATCAACGAGTTACAAAAGACTATTGGTAATAGCCCAAAAATTCATAAGTAGTTGATAATCAACTAGTTATTATTGCTCTTTATCTTTTCGTTCAGATGATCGAAATACTCATCTCTGCGCCTTTTTAACTCTTCTACCCATTTATCTCTGGGTTCAATGAAAACGATAGAATCTTCTGTGCCCTCTACGACCATAATAGTAACAATCTGGTCGATTTTGATTCCCGTTCTTTCCTCAAACATGACTGCGTAGCCACATTCTTGAAGAAAATATCCTGTGATCTCTTCTGAGCTTTTGTAGCGGCTAGATGTCTTGAAGTCAATGATTGATAATTTACCATCAAACTCTGCAATAAGATCGACTCGACCTGCTAGCATTAATTCATCAGAGTAAAGAGGACATTCCTGCATAACAATGTTATCTACTCTTTCATCTAAAACCTTCTTCATTGAATTCCACATCTGAACAACATGGGGCATCTCATTTTCTTTGAGAGCACCTTCTTCGTTGTTCAGATATCTTTCTGCTGTGTAATGAACAGCATTACCACGAGCACATGCATGGCGAGAGATTCTATTTGCCTCTTCGGCTCCTACTGCTTTTCTCCAAGCATGAATGTGGTGTTTAGTAGCCCAACCAAGACACGTGGTCATTGAAGGATAATAATTGCCGCCTGGCACTTCATATAATCTTCCTGCCTTAGTTGATTTAGCGGATAGATTGTAGTCCAGTTCAATAGGCTTGTGTGTGAATTTTTTCATAATTTATAGATTTATAGGTTAAATGCCGATGCAATTGCTCCTATTGTTGCTACTATTAAACCAACTACACACACTCCAAAGAGTGTGACAAGTATCATGCCTAGGGCTTCTTCTGCTTTGTGTGGATCTTTCATAATTATTTGTAAACCTTTGCTAGGTTCTCATTGAGTAGGAGTTGATTGCAGTTTATCCAAGTATCGTTTTGCTTTGAATATATTGTTACTAACCATCGACCATATTTGCCACCCTTATCTTTGTCTGTAATAATACATACATCAGTGTTGAGGATGAGTTCAGATAAACGATCTCGTGAGATCAGACCTTCGGCTCGTTCTTCGCCTCGAATTTCAGGTGTATCGATTCCAAGTAAGCGGAGTTTTTGCTTGCGCATGACCATATTGAAACCAAGATCGATATCCGCTGTCACAGTATCACCATCATACACCTTCGTGATATGGGCTTTGTAGTGATATAAGTTTTGTTCCATATATTATCGTGAGAGTATAACTGGGTGTGGAGGTGGTTCACTTACTGGATAAGTAGATGGCTCTTGTTGAGCATCATCAGATGTATAAATGACTTCATCTTTATTTTGACAACAGCAGCAGCAGCAGCAGCAGCAGTTACGAGGAGTTGTTTCCATTTCTGAAATAGGTTGAGGTGCTGCATTAACCATCGCGGATAATACAATCGTTATCACTACAGCTCCTGTAATGAAATCTTTTTTTATTGTTTTCATATTATTTTTCGTTTATTGTGGACCACAAATAATAACAGATTACTGCTACACAAGCGGCACCGATAAAAACCTGTGCGATTTCTCCTAATTTTAATGTAATATATTCCATGATTAATAGTGTTCTTGATAAAATCAAATGGTGTTAGTTTGCGGCCATAGTTTTTCAAAGTAATAGTGAACGAATGTCATAACAAACGAAATAAAAATACCGAACGCTGTAACGTGCCAATCACCAAACCAAATTCTACCCATAAGCGAGCATAGTGCGATCGACAATATGCGCCAAACAATTACCTTTGTAGTTACTTCCATAATGATTAATAATGTTCGATTTTAGATTGCTTGCCAGCTGCTTTATTAATTCCCTTCAAGACATCATTCCAACCAGATCCTGCTCGTTTAATCATTCCAACAGAACCCTGAAAATTTAACCCTGGCGCACAAACACCTCTCCTTACTGTTCCACCATCTTCGCAAGGACATGGCTTTCCAACAGGTTCATCTCGGTTATCGATGGTGTGAGTCTCTTCCCACACTCTTTCACATTTATCGCAATAGTAATCGTATATCATAAGGTATTATTTATGGAGTTTAAACCAATGTGGTGTTTCTCTATTCTTCCAAGTCATCGAGAATCTTTTTTGTTTTGTCTGATAGAATTTTTGGTATGAACCAATGGGGTCATCGTAATTCATACATTCTGGATTAGAACCCATAGCGAGGGCAAAGGGCGTCATATAGGATTTCTTGATATTCTTTGGTATATCTTTTAGAATATCAAGAAGTTTAGTCTCTGATACATGAACCTTTCCATACCGATAACTATATTCTTTGCAAAGACACTTAAAAAGCTGATAGTGCCATTTGTAATTCATATGAGATTCCATTGTCCATAATGTAGATGGATGTTTCATATGAACAGCCTTGTATAGTTTATTTTCTCGGTCATCGGGTAATTCCCAATATCGTGACATTGTCTTACCAGAAACTGAAGAGCGCCTTTCTTCCATACCATCAAGCACACGATGAGCGGTTGAAAGCATTTGTGCTGATTCAAGGATCATTTTGACCACGTGCTTGTCACAGTGCCACCTAGCGGCAACTTCTGGTACGGGAGATAGAGCGAATATATTCATAATATAGTATTATAAATCAAATTGATCATATGTAAAGACAATAATCTTTAGATTCTTTTACATCTATGCTTTAGATCATTCTTATAGTGGCGATCATCAATCTTTCTGAGTTTATCCTTAATAAGAACTAGTTCTCTTTTTAAATTATCAATGATTTCAATTAAGTCTGCTTCTTTCATTTTACAAGTGTTGGAAAAACTGATTTGATTAAACTCTCTGATACACGAGAGTATTCCTTCATGACGTTACCATCTTTAGCCAAGCAGACGATATTAGCATCCTCTTCAACCAAAGATTCAAGAATCTCGATGAACAACTTTTCTTTCTTGATGGCGTTTGTGCCATTACCCTTAACACATCTTCCCAACATCTTGATCTTTACTTCAGGTTTACCATAAGGCTTTTCATCACAAGTGAATGGTGGTTTTCCGCTTGGTAGCTGTAGTTCGATATCCGAATGGAAGTTTAAATGAAGGATCGTTCGAAGTGAAAACGAATCATTTTCCTTCAGAATTTCCTGTCTTTCTGCACGTGTGGGTGCCTTTTGTATTTCGGTGAATATTTCGTGTAGTGTTTTCATAATGATATTATTTAGTTTGAAAATCTTGAGCTGCCTCTACCAACATGGCGCAACGGTTTGTGATAAGATAGTTCAGAACATCTTTCTTAGGTTTCGATACTTGCTCAGCAGTAGCCTTGTGAATAGAATCCACGATTTCTGTTGGGATGTAATCGAGATCAATGACTTCTCTGTTGCGATGGAAGTTGCGCAGAGTTTCAGTGTCCATAACAGATTCCAGGTTATCTTTACTTTCATACCATTCAAGGATCTTCTTTGCGCGCATCGGCTTTTGTCGAAGACCTTCAGTGAATGTGTTATCTGGACTTAATACATTTGGAACACCATCACTACTATCACCCTTACAGATGTGTTCGAATCGATAGAAGAGAGGATCATTGATTGTGATGAAGTCTCGTTTCATTGGACTAAACTGTTTCACATTTGAATAGCGGTGAAGTTGTAAGAAATCTTTATCAGCCGAAATAATCACGACTGGTTCATTCTGACCAAACTCTTGAGTAGATTTGGATAAGACTGCAATGATATCATCGGCTTCTGCGTTGTCAACATATACAACTGGATACGGAAAATTCTCTTTTAACTCATCACGAACTAGATTAATTAATCGAAAGAATTCTTTCCAATCTAAGGGTGATTCATCACGATTCTTTTTTCGACCAGCTTTATACTGAGCAAATGCTTGCTTTCTCCAAGATCCGCCATCGCATGCAATAACAGTCTGTCCATATTTTTCACGGAATTTGAGATTGTACTGCCTGACTCGGTTAAGAATCATATGGCGAATAAGACCCTCTTCAATATCTTGAGGTCGGTCTTGTGAGAAGATTGCCGCAATGGCAATAGCTGAGTAGTCGATGATAATCATTATGTAATTTTCCTATGTTGTGATAATTCTATTATTTTGAATCATTACTGATTATATCAGAATAACACCATATGTCAAATCTTTTTTTACTTCCAAAGACTCCTTAGATGATTACGGTGTATTTTTCCACCCACAAATCCATTGTGATACTCATTGGGCTTCAATATAACGTCCCTTATGATCTGTTCTTTCATTTCGATATAATTTAGTTCACCCTTACTCTTACATAGATGCAATATCTCTCTATCAAAGTGATCTAATCCATTCTCTTCAACAATAAGCTTCACTGCTTCGCTTGATCCGCAGTATGTTTTCCAATCAGATTCCTTAACTGATCTACGTTTGCGCTTCTTTCCTTTCAGTGGTGGTTTAGTTACTTTCGAGAAGAAACCTTTCTTTCCGATGTATTTCATACCTGTATCCTTGTCGGTAACCATATAGACGAATCCAATATAGTCCTCGATCATCTCAGTAGTAAACTCCTCACCCTTGTAACTCCACATGGAGTTATTTATACCTTAATCCCAATTCAGAGATTCTGCACCCTCATACGAAACCTCAAGCTTCTTAGTTTCTTCAATGCTACTTGTCTGTTCAGCAATATTAGCATTTGTAGAATTGATTTTCCAGTCTACTGCTGATTGACCAATAGCATACAGAGAGATAAGCCCATTAACAGACGCTAATGATACTGTCATAAGATTCACAATGGCTGTGGCTGACTCTGGATTGCCTGCAATGAGAAACAATGAGAGAGCTGCGAAGAGTGCATTAAACGAAATTCCAGCAATGAGTGCTATAAATTTCTTTGATTTAAATGGTAGTTTATTCATATTCTGCTTCTAATGTATTAAATGGAGTAGGTCTATAATTTGATTCGCCTTCTTCGTTGAATTCGGGTGTCGCACAACCTGAGAATACGAGTGCCGATAATATTAAAATGTAACGTACCAGCATGAGTCTATCTCCTTCTTTGTTAATTTTAGTTGTTCACCATTTTGAGGTTCAATGTATATCAGTTTGCCGTTTGTATAAACAACATTGATTGCATGACCAGACGTCTTTTTTCCACCTATTAGATAGAACATAACTCCAACTGCAATGCCTTCGTATGTTTCCATGCTTGCCCTTTCTCGGGCTTCCATTGTTTTAGCATGAGATATATTAGCACACACGAAATATGCAAAGGCTTTATTATCGCAGTCGGTATATGTTTTCCACTTCTTAACCCCATTCGATTGCATCCACCAATTGAAATTATGATAGAACTTGCCTGTTATCCACTTTTCACTGGGCAATGCATATTCACTATCTGTTACAGAGATGTTAGCATTCCCAAAAACTGCACGAGCTTTGTAATAAAGCGATGAACCTTTTAATGTTTTCATATATCTATTTATTCAAACTCATCAGTCTCGATCGGATCGAACTCTCCGAAGTTTTCTTCACCGCAGAATGGGCAGTATGTTGGCATTAAGTCTTCATCAACATCTTGTTCAAGCCATTGAACAGTATATTGAGAAGCGCAGGCGTTACAGTATTGTGTTTCTTTAATCATTATTATCCTTCGCACGATGCGCATTGAAGTAAGTTACGAGAGAGTTCTTGAGATGGATTAGTACCACGATGATAGTATAGTGTCTTTACACCTTGCTCCCATGCGAAGATAAGAAGTTGATTTACTTCCTTCGGTGGAGTCTTAGGATGAATCATTAGATTAATACTCTGCGCCTGATCAATGCTCGTTTGACGTATAGCAGTCTGAATAATAACCTCCTTCTGAGAGATCTCGCCGAACGTCTTAAACACGTCTTTCTCATGATCAGATAAGAAGTCGAGGTGCTGAACTGAACCTCCGTGCACTAGAATAGATTTCCATGTTGGACCGTTATTCTTGCTATAAGCATCAAGCACTCTTTCTAGATATGGATTCTTATATGTAAACTTACCCTTTGCGAGGTCTTTAACGAAGTAATTACTATTAAGAGGTTCAACACTCGGTGATACTTGACCAAGAATAAACGAACTTGATGTAGTAGGAGCAATCGCCATTGTAGTGACATTCCTACGACCGTAACCCTTCAACAATTCAGGCTCACCATATTCTTTTGCAAGAGACGCAGATGCATCATGCGATTCTCTTTTCATGTATCTGAAAATGTCAGTCGTGAGCTGCTTTGCTTCAAAGCTTTCGAACGGGATTGATTTACTCTGTAGATATGAGTGCCAACCAAGGACACCAATACCGAGTGCTCGCTGAGTTGTTGCAAACTTACGAGGAGCTTCCATGAATGGAATATCTTCAGTCTTACGGATGAACTCAGACATCACAGCATCAAGGAAGTATGTAAGAACTTCAACTGCATCCGTGCCTTTCCAATCGTCATAGTGAAGTAGGTTCATCGATGATAGGTTGCATACGAATGACTCATCGTTACTTGATGATAGAGCGATCTCAGAACATAGATTAGAAGCGTGGATCGTATGACCTTTGTCCTTATAAACTTCTGGAGCGTTATCATTAATAGTATCACTAAAGAAGATGTATGGGTAACCAGACTCATATCGCTTCTTAATTACTTTGCCCCATACCTTTCGCTTATCCTTATCTCCATCAACCATTGACTTCATCCACTTATCAGAGACTGATACGCCAATAGAAAGATTCTGAATACTATTGCCATCACTGCGGATCTGTAAGAACTCTAAGATGTCAGCATGATCAATAGGCATGTAAGCTGCGAATGATCCTCTACGAACATTACTCTGAGAAACAACATTTGTCACTGATTCGAATAACTCCATGAAGTGAACCGGGCCGTTCGACTTTCCCCCAGTGTTAATACTTGCACCTCTCTTACGAATATCTCCAAAGTATGCAGATGTTCCACCTCCCATTTTCGTCATCATACCTACTTCAGCTTGCTTAGTAAGTATCGATTCTAGGGTGTCATCAACATAAGAACCAAAGCAGGAGATTGGTAAACCCCTCTTCATTCCATAGTTAGCCCAAATAGGAGATGACAATGAATACCATCCATATGACATATACTCTTCAAACTTCTCTGCAAAACCTGCTTTCTTTAAGTCACCCTCAGCAGTCTTTGCAATTTGAGTGATTCGTTCTTCGGGTGTCTGATCCCCCGTTAGGTATCCGCGCTGCAGGAACTTCCGCGAATCATCATTTAACCAATTGTATTTTTCCATAATGTATATATAACTTTTAAGTGTTCAACTAGAATAAATCTTCTTCACCGTAAGATTTATCGTTCTTCGAATATTCTGTAGGGCGCTTACTGAAGAAGTCGGTAGAAGTATTTCCAAGTACATCCTCGTCGAACCATTCTGTCTTACTCAACACCTCTTGATCGACATCATCAAACACTGGCTCAATACCAATCTGCGTAAGAGAATCATTGAGTCGATTCTTAATAAAATTCTGTAGGATAGGAGTGCTTAGATGCTCTGACTCGTAACCATTCACTGACCATTCAATGATTTTGGATTCTGCCTTATAAGCTTCTTCGCACTCATGTCGAATGCGCTCTACAAACTCTTCATCAAACAACTCTGGATGCTCTTCTCTGATGGTGTTTACAAGCTTCATGCCAACCATAGCATGAAGTAGTTCTTCCTTTGAAGTGTATGCTACTTGCTGAGCAGTATCTTTCAGTAGATTGCGGAAGCGATTAAAGTAATTGATTGTATAGAACTGGCTAAACAGCGATACGTTCTCTACATACAATGTAAAGAGGATGAGAGAATATACATATTGCTTCTTTGAGTCCTTATAGTATTTGTGAAGATACTTACGAAGGTACTTTACTCGATTCTGAATAATGTCGAGTTTAAGATTCTCTTCAAAGATATCGTTCATATCCAATACATCGAGCAATCTTTCGTATGCGTTATTATGGATAACCTCGACATTTGCCATCACATAACCAAGGTCGGTGATCGATGGATGAGGAAGGTTCTGGCCAACATTGGCCCAAAAGGTTTTTACAGCAACTTCGATCTGGGCGATAGCCGATAAGCTTCGCGAGACCATGTCACGTTCTTTATCAGTTAGGTTAACTTTAAAATCTTGGATGTCAGACTGGAAATTGAATTCCTTGTCGGTCCAAAAGCCATTATGCATAGCTTCGATGAACTCTTCAGTCCAAGGATAGTGATCAGGTTTACGGGAAATTTGTTCTTCGAATATCATTTAAAGACTATTATATACATTTAAGTTAGATTGTAAACACAATAATACAATTGGGTGCATAATAATCACCTTATCGATTATTATATTAATCGTTTGCTGCTCTTTGACGAATCGATCTTAAAGCCCCTGTGGTGGAGTCTCTAAGAATTACTACCGAATCACGATTTTTGCGGGCGTAGTCATATATCCTCTTTTGATCACTATCATTTAAATCAAGATATTTTGCCCATCTTTCGAATTTATTTCTTCCTGTTTGAAACCTGCGAAAGACTTCTGACGGAACATCGAAATCACGATACTTGCGTTTCTTAGCAAACAATGGTTTATCCACGATTGCTACTGCTCCTGTTGTCATCTGTTCTTTTGCTTGTTTCATATTTAGAATGTTATATCGGCTTGTGTAATATATATACTTTGGTTGGTTTTCACCAACACTCATTAGTATTTGTATTGATAATTTTTAGGTAATGAATCACGATCTTTAAAAGTCTTAGCCGCCTTATCTATCTTTTGGAGTTTCTTGATAAGGGCTCTCAACTCTTCGCGGTCGTAATCATTTCCATTCTTTTGCAAATTGTATATTGCAGTCAACTCTCTTGCTGCTGTAAACATATCAACTTTGATTGATTTTGAATCCAGTCTCATGAATTGTTCTTCTTTCAGGTTTTCTCCTTCAAGAATGTCTTTACTACTGTTAATTAAATTTTTCATATTTAGAATGTCTTTACTACTGTTAATTAAATTTTTCATATTTAGAATGTTATATCGGCTTGTGTAATATATATACTTTGCTTGGTTTTCACATGATGGCCTTTATAGACTTTGATCCCAAAGACTTCACCAATTGGTTCATGCTCCTCAACCATAACAGTTGTATTAGTTTTGGCTAAAAGTTCTCCATTTCTTAATGGCAGATCCTTTGTTAAAACATAAGTACCTTCACGAATTTTATTTAAATCTTCTGTGAGGAACCAATCTGTTGATTCGGCAAGGTAATCATCTTCAACTGTGTCACCTATCATCTCACTCAACATCCCTGCGAGCTTTTTATCTGAAATATCTGCATGTTCTTTAATGAGATATAAGGCTGCACCATATCTAGCTATTGTGCTCTTACCCAAGGGGAGTTTTCCCAATAAGCGGCGGATGTTAAAGACCAGCTTATGGAATGATGTATAAGCCTTTTTCTCATCGGCAGTTTCTGGCTTCTTCAGTTTATTACCATCATCATCGATCACACCCTCTTTATACGCAGCGGTCTTCTTCCAAGGCATAGTTAATAGTCTTAGAAATCTTAATGAGTAGAAGAAGTCAGCTGCTTTTAATATCGACATAGTATAGTTTATAAAGATTGTAATTTCTTTGCCACATATAAGTCTATGACAACGTCTCTTTTATGATCTGGTTCCAGATAGTTTAAGTATATTAGGAATGTTTTGATAGTTGGCCAATGACTTGCCGATACACGATAGAAGATCATTCTTGTCGCGGCTTCGATATCAAACACATTATATATTGTTATTAAGTGATTTAATATAAGTCTCTCGGATATCATCCCACTTGCTTCATACTTCTTCAACAATCTATTAACATATTTGAATCTTACAACATCTTCTTTGAAATCCTCAATGGATAGGCAGGCTGGATTTCGGTAATGTTTAGCCGCATATAGTTCAAAGTTCGCATTGTTTAGTTCATTAAATATCCTCATGTTCTATTTATGAACTTTAACGAACGTAAAATCTACCTTTTTCTACCACTTTTCCGCCATTCTCTTTAGCATATTTTTTAGCTTCTCTTAGAGAGCGAAATGATTGAGGTTTGTTACTTTCAGGCTGAATAACTTCCTTTTTGACCTTAGTGGCCTTTTTCTTTGGAGCTTTAACTTCCGCCGCTTCTTCAACTACGACAACATCCTCTTGAATTTCTTCGATTGTAGATTCGATTGCTTTTTTAGATTTTTTTCTCTTAATCATGGCTTATATTCTTTATTTGTTATTGTGAGTGGTTTTAAATGTTTTGTAGAATCTACTTCGATGATTCTCCCAAGACTGCATCAACACTCCCGCTTGGAACTGTCATTGGATCGGCTTTCATTTGCTTCAGACCTTTCTTGATAGCCTGTGCACTGTTGCTAGCTTTCACATCAACTGTTTGACCCTTGAAGAGTTTACCAGCTTTCTTAGTGATAGTAACTGTCCACCATTTGATTGCTTCTTCAAGATCTGTTTCTTCCGCGGGAGCAAACATCTTTCTAGCGCCTTTCATAAATGCATCAAACTCTTTTTGCTCGGCAGAATTCAATTTAATCTTTCCTTTGAGAACATCGCCTAAGGTGTCTGGATTTATACGACCAAGTTTCTTTTCTAGTTTATCAAATGAACCTTCTTCAAGATCAGTAGATTCTTCAAGAGCTTTAACTCCGAATCTAGGGAAATATCTATCCTTTCTCTTTTTCTCAACGTTAGCCGAATCGATAGTGCTCATATTAGCGAATATTTCCTTGGCTTTTTTAAGATCACTTGAAGAAATCTTAGCATCTTGATCTTTCTTCATGAGTGAATCTCTGAACTTAGTAGCACCGGGTGTGGTCCTCAGTAACTCAATTGCGTGGCGAATATCACGATAAACAATAGCTTCTTCAAGATCAGTAGATTCAGAGGCTGCTAGACTTACGATGATCTCTGCTTTTTTACTTACAGAAGAACTACGGTATGTCTTATCAACATAAGGATAAAGCCTTTTCATTAGCGCTTCAGCTTCTTTCTTATTAGAACCGTTCTTGACCATTTTATCTAAAACTTTCTGATAATCCTCTTCAAGATCAGTTGATTCGCTTTTAATAGCTTTACTGATTGCCTTACGTTTAGCATGAATATACTCGTCAGAGCTATCTACATCTCCATCGTTATCGATATCCTTATCTTTACGATCATCAAACTTCTTCTTTACAGCCTTTGGTTGGACCTTATCCAAACCTTCGCCATCGTCTGATTTATTATTAGCGTTGTCTTCCTTCTTCATAACTTGTTGTGCAAACTTGACAAGCCTTTCAATCTTTTCGTTTTCCATCTTCTTTTTAGCTGCGTCACTTACTTTATTATAAATTTGAGCAATTACAGAAGCGGTCTGCATATCAATCATCTTTCCACCGATCTTTGCGGCTTGTTTATCTGATACAATTGCATTAACCTTATCCATGGTTGATTCATTAACTTCTTGAATCTGCGTAGATTCAACATAAGCATTCAGTTCATACTTGCCAGAATCCATACCATAGACTTGGAAAGCAAGTCTTTTCTTTGTTTCTTTACCTTTCTTGGTAACCTTAACGACATATCGGTTAGTCTTGCCTTTACCTGGCTTTTTAGGTCCAGTTGAAACTTGGTTGAACCAATCATCTTCATCAACCTCAAAGCCTTTCTTCTTAGCAAGATCTGAGGCAGCCTTAGCAGCGGCTGTAAATGTGGGATGATAGAGTTGATAATCTGCTTCAATGATATACTTCTTGTATGCATTTTTTATTTTACTTGGACTCCAAGTAGCATCAATGTTCGACTCAGTAATGAAAGCATCAAGTCTTTCTGAAATTGATTCATTTACAGACAGCTCAACTGCACGGCGAATGCGGAGGCTCTTAAGTGAAACAGACTCTTTCATCTCCTCACCTGATGGGCGATCCTTAACATTACTTGGATAGTGAATTCTCAATGGATTATTACTAACGAAGATTAACTCGCCGTCAGCATCTAATCCTACCATTGTGAATTCTTGTTTACCCTTTGCATTAAGACTATTAAGAGGACCGAGTTTAATAGCGCCTGGTCTCACATTAGAAATGATTGGTTTGAGATTATGCTTCTTAATGAGCTTTTCTCTCTTCTTATCATTATCCTTTGCTCTGATCCAAGCTTTTTCAAGCTCCTTGAATGGTCTAACCGCTTCTTCAAGCTCAATCTCTTCCTTGAGAGATCTTCTCTGCATCTCGGTTCGGATGGCTTTGATGATCGGCTTGGCTGCAGTGTTACCCACTTTTCTGAAGATTGCAAGTAGATCCTTTAAATCTGTATCTGAAAGTTTGGCATAGTCTGAGGCTGTTGCTTCAGAAAGAGCATCGGTAAGTTGATCAACATCTGTGGATTCCTTAACCTTTACCTTACGAACGAACTTCTTTTGAATTGCGTTCCATTTCCAATCCTTCTTATTGAAGTTTTTAAAGTTTGAAACCTCATCATACTCATCAGGTGTTAGAATATTTGTTCTTTCAAGTTCAACTGATTCCTTCTTACCAAGAATCTTTTCAGCAGCATCTTGATCGATCTCTACTGGATATGTTTTGCCTTCGAATTCAAATTCATCTTTGCCAGCAAGCTTTGCTTTAGCAGCTGCTGATGTGAATTCATTCCCCTCTTCAAAATCTGTTTTCTCATCCATATTCTTTGTGATCTTATCAGCCACATCCTTCTTCAAGTTGACCTTATATGTCTTCTCCCCGAATTTAAATTCTTTCTTGCCAGCTTTAGCCGCTTGAGCCAGAGCACCCATAAAGGCTGGGACATCTTCATCGATGACGGTTTCAGGTATAAATTTTTCTCTTTTCATAGTTTTCCCATTAAGTTTTTGATTTGGAGTATTCTTTATGTATTTATAATAAAGTTGTTTTATACCCACTTCTTTCTTCTATACTATCTTTAATTCTGTTTGTTTTGCTATTACTAACTATTTATATTGTTTAAATGTTGCTGAAATTTTCTTTCTCACTTCTGGTGATAGTTCTTTGAAGTGATATAAATTTACGCTATCATCGGTATGAACCTTGCCTGTCATTACTTGACCGTCAGTTTGGTGTTGATCACCAGTCCATTCTTTGCCGTCTGCTGTATAATGACCTTCCGATCTCCATGTCGCTTCTCCGAGTTGTTTTGAAATCCACTTCTTAGCGATGTTATTCTTAGGAGAATCCTTAGCGAACTTAGCCATCTTCTTATATGCAGATGTGGTTGCCTTCTCAATGTTTGCACCCTCAGAGTTATCAACAATGACAAAGTTGGAACCAAACATCGATTGGAATTTACCGAGGTTATTCTGAACCTCTTTCCACATGGTTTCGACTTCGGCATCAGGAAGACTTCTAGAACGTTTTCTATTTCTGATTAGTGCAGTATCTTTATCAGTATTAACAAAGATCATTGCTACATCATAACCAATTGCTTTAAGTAACTCAGACTGCTTTTTAATCTTGGCGAAGTTCTTACCAGTTCCATCAATCACCAAGCCGAGGCGGCCATCGATATAAAGATCTCTTTGTTTTGCTGTCAATTCTTTGGCTCTTCCACGAAGTTTTTGACCTTTTGGACTAAAGATATTATCTGGTGTTGGTTCAAGATCTGCTTTCTTTAAAGCTGCTTCAAACTTATCATCCGAATTAACAACCTTGAATCCAAGGGCTGTGAGACCAGTCTTACCAACAGTGAATGATTTACCAGATCCTGGTCCGCCAGCAAGGAATACTGCTTTGAAGATTGCTGGATCATCAACACCCTCTTCAACTGCGTCGTCTTCTTTCTTCACACACGAGCCCCTTTTGCCGCGGGCAATGCCTGGCACCTTTTCGTAACCATCCCAACAATCTTTTGCCTCAGATATTGTATATCCCAGTTTTGGTACATGATTATATCTTTCGAGTTCTTGACCACTTGGTGTTTGAATGGATAATCCACCCTTAATTTTCACCATCTTAAGATCTTTAGCCCTTAATCCATATTCCTTTTTCAACATCTTTTGGAGTTGACTCATTGACATATATTCAACTTTTTCTCCAAGGATATCTTTAAAACTCTTTATATGTTTGGTCACTCTTGATGTTTCAGTGATGGTGGTCTCGTCTTTCATCTCAACAATCTTATTGAGGAAGTATTTCTTATCATCCGAACCAACGATGAAGTTTGTACGTCTTTCGGTGACAGTTAGAATCTCTCCATTTAGATTTAAGAATCTATCACCAACAAGGAACACCTCTTCGGCGATATATCTTTCACGAATATCTGTGGTCTTTAATTCAACATGTTTGCGGAAGTTGTTCATCTCTTTTAGGCCCATTCTCTTCCGAAGAAGATTGAATACACCTAACTTATCTCCAAATGACTTTGGAAGACCATTTGCAAAGGATTGAAAGTCTCCTGCGATTGCAGCTGCTCTCATTTTAGAGGCAGACATTCCAGAAACATCATCAGCATCTGGATCACGATCACCCGCAGATACGATTGAGATACCATCTGTAAACTCATAAAAGCCGTGGCGGGCTTTAACACCATTATACTTATTCAACAGTGTCTTAAAATCGGAAATTCTATCAGCACCAACAACCATTGTCGCTTTCGTGTAGCCTCGATCATAAAGATAAACAAGAGCATCAATTGCGTTTTTCACATTTGGTTCAAGGACAATGTTTCTTCCATGTTTCGGAAACATCTTGCGCATCAGCATTACCTTCTCCTTATATTGAAGAGGGTCTTTCTTTGGATTATTTGTTTGTGAAGCAAATATCTTATAGTCATTTCCAATGGCCAATGATGCAACTTTAATTAGAAGTTTCTCATGCCCAGTAGTCGGTGGATTGAATCTACCAAAAGTAAACACAACTGACTTTGACTTCTCTTCATTAAACTGTTTAAATCCTTTGATCATAGTTATCTTTTCCATTCTTTAATTAAATCTTTACCTAGACTATTATTTATACACTTATCTCTCCCAACCCTTGATTGTATCAGGTGAGAAGTTATTAGTCGAGAATTCTAAGCGATCAACCAGCTTCACTGCACCACTCTTTGCTCTATCGATTGCAACAAAGCCTTCAGATCCAGTAACCTTAAATCCGTTCTTAGTGCGAATGAATGTATCAAGTTGTTTCACTTGATCTAGTTTACTTATAATAAGCAACTTAGCGTCAACAATCGCATTTTGCAATTGGTACATTAGATCAAGGTTTTTCTTATTCTCTTTCGAGAAGAACTTCATTTCCTCTTCATGCTTTGCTGTAACACTCGCTTTACCCTTTTCGCTTGAACGTTTTTCATACTCCTTCTTAAACTTCTCATCAAACCATGTGATAAGATCTTGAACGTGCTTAGTCGTATTTCCAATACGTTGTCCTTTACGAACAAGGGTGTTATTGAATGTCTCAAGTTTTATTGCAAGAGCTTGATTAGATTCAACTTCTTTAAGAGTTGAACTTGCGATCTGTTGGAATATCTTACCAGCTTTAGCAAGTGCTTTAGATACTTGTTCTGTTTCAATCGCTGATAGAGTCGCCTTACCTGAAATATCTCTGAAGTTAGCATCTTGATACCAGACAGAAGCTTTCTTTTTGAGGCCTTTTAAATCAACCTTAAAGGATGCTTTCATTGATTCAAAGTCTTTTCCTGTATATGTAGTATGCCATACAACTCCGAGATTTGCCTTTTGTATTGTTTTGGCGAGTGCTGATTTTGCAGGTACCGCATAAACAATAGTGTTAGGTTGAAAGGTAATATACTTCTCACCATCGATCGATTCATTACCTAAGTCACCTTTAGTAAACATGATATCACCTTGAATTACATTTTTAATACCAAGATCCTTCAACTCATTGAATGCAATCACTAACTTTTCTGCAAGATCGCCAGATGTGTCATTCCGTACTTCAGCTTCTGACTTATATACCTTAGGATTTGCATTAAAGATTCCTTTCTTAGCAACAAAGAATTGACCATCTTCTGGATCGATGCCAGCAAAAACTGCAGGTGCTCCATCCCATTTGACTGTTACATCAGTTGAAGAATTACTATTTCCTGCTAGCATATCTCTTAAAGAGCGGAGAGCAAAGATCGCTTCTCTCGTTCCTTTGACACCGCCATAGATGACTGCATCCTCAAGATGTTGCATGTGAGTATTCTTACCGGCTTTGGAAGCTTCGGATAGATATGTTTTAAATGTTTTCATTATGGAGCAAGTTTGATCTTAATATCTTTGGGTTTAACTCTTAAATTTCTTTTCAAGAATTTGGTCAACTGTTTTAGTGCATCCTTATATGTTGATTGTGATTTTGCGAAAAACGTATCTTGATCCAACGAAGCTGCGCCTCCGCCAATGATTGATGCGCTGTAATCAAATGCCCAGTTTCCTTCTCCTTTGGGACTCTGTCCTTTATGTGAGAATTGCCAACGTGTAGTATCGATAGCATACCCTTCTTCTAATTCAGTCTCTTCACAAAATGTTTTAAATGTTTTCATTGATTCATCTATTTTGATTTTGAGTGGCGTTGTTCCTGCCTTATAGATTCTATGATAAGCCATTTTGGATACATTAAGAATATCTCCAGCCTCTAATAGTTGAGGAACTTCATTATCCATTTGAAACATCCATCCATCACCTTCTAGCACTGTAATAACACGATCTGCTCGATCACGGTGCCAAACCAATTCATCCGATTCAATGTTAGATTCAAATGTACGAATCTTTAGTTTGCCTTCTGTTTTATCTGTGTATGGTTTACTCATATTACCAAAAAAAGTTGCCGCCGCCTTTTAAACCAAGTTCTGCGGCATATCGTGGGAGATTGCATGACCAGTAGCCAGCTTTTGTTTTATCTTTCTTTGCTGCACAGTTGTGTCGAGCGGCGAAAGATTTTCTTGCTTCGGGATCATCAATCTTAGCTTTAAGACCTGATGTATCCCCGAATTGAACCTTGATTACATTACCTTTATCATTCTTAACATAAACGTAGAACTTCTTTTTACCGCCACGTTTTGGTTTATTCAATTCGACTTCATCACCTTTATATTCTGCTTCAATCAATGGATGATCTAAAGGCACTTCCACACCTTCATACATTGCAAGTTTGCCGATATCTGTTGATAAAAGATATTCATCAAACTCATTCAATGGATTTAATGCAGATTCTTTCATATGTCTAGCATATTCAAATAACTTATAGTAATTCTCCGAGTGTGGTCGGAAAATGTTATGTGCTAATGGGATTTGATTCTCTCTGTGGAATCGTAGGGCTGTTTCCAATTGACTCATTATTTTTCGGTTAACTTTATGTATGCACTAGAATCTGATGTTGAACTACCTGCGTAATTAACAATCTGTGTAACAAACTGATCCGCCTTTGTGCCACCTTGGTGGATCAAATTGAGAATGTGTAATCCACCAAGTTTTCCATGAAGCCACACTGCAGCTGCCTTACTTTTCATTTTTCCAAGCTCTTCAACGACCTGTTCAGATGAAATTGTCTTATCAAACTTCTGGAGCATCGACGTGAATTTATTGACAGCCTTTTTATCACCAGCCACGATCAACTTGGCCTCCTTGGCCATATCAGAATTCTTAGGTAGTTTCTTACCTCCATAGACTCGTTGAGCCGCATCTTGAATTACTCCCCAAGATGCACCACCGCCGCGGGCACCTTTACCTTTAATCTCCACTTTGTGTGAGCCAAAGGCCTTGTTTGCACTCAATGACATCCAGCCACCTTGAAAGTCTATAAAGTTAGATTTGGTTGTATACCATTCACCTTTTGATACAGACTTGATACGCCCCGCAGAAAATTTATGATCACTTGTTAGTGGTGGTCTCTCAACATTCTTCTCAACACTGGTAACAGCCCTGGATACCTTTTTCAATGAAATACCAACTAGTCTTTGTTGAAGATATAGATCTAAAATATCATTATTGAGGCCCTCTAAGCTAGATGTATCAAGTTCCTTGATATTGAAACCCTTTTCTTCAGCCCAAATATCGCCAGGATTCCACTTATCGTCCTTAAGTGGTTTAAACCCGTTATTCTTAAACGCAGTATCTTTAGCGGAATAAATCGCCTTCATGAGTTTATCATCTCTATGAAAAATCATACCTCTTTCAATGATTCCCTTGTCCATAGCATACTGCGCAGTTAGATAAGATGACATTTTCCAACTATCATCAATAGCAAGGATTTCTTTGAGACTTGTTTTTCCGACACTTACAGACTTAAATGCTTTAGTAAGAACTTTATCAGTGAAACTATCAATTGGCATTGCAGATCCAATTTCCAACATGGCAGCCATCCATACACATTGTGCAGATTCACCAATTGCTGTCTGCTTTGTTCCACCACCTGCCCCTGCGCCGCCACCAAAATATTTTGATTTATTCAGCATGGAAGATTTAATGGTGCGACCATTAACACCCGTCATTTCAAAGGTTTTGCCATCCTTTTTAAACTGTGCGATCTTCTCCAATGTCTCTGGAACATTGGCAATGATGATATCCTTACCCTTAATGAGTTCCAATGGTGTTTGTTTTTTGATAAGATCCGCAAGGATATCAGTCCGCTCTTGATTCTTATATGGCCCAGCTGTGGCCGCTTTTTTCAACTCCGAAGGTGTTAATCCTACAGCCTCGACTATAAACTCTTTAAATGATTGCATATATCCCATAAATTATTGTTAGTGTTTTGTTTATACTATTTATAACATTTCCACTCTTCATATAAGATATTTGATCTCTCATATGTCTCTATTTCCCAAGGCTCATTATCCTCTAATTTAGTCCAATCAACTGTTTCTCCCATCCATTTACAGGTAGTTGGAGTTCGAATCAAATCAACTAGCTCACCCCTCACATACTGTTTCACATGAATCATTTCATGAGCAAAGGTATCGTGAATCGAATCTAGATCTATCGCAGAATCAAGTCTGATCGTAAAATCCCTTGGCTGATGGTTTTTATCATTCCATGTACAGTCGCCGTAAAGACATTCCTTTCCAGCCAAGTTTCTTATGAACTTTACATCCACTTCAAGTGTTTTCAGTCTTGGCATAAGTCTATTAACATAGAAGAAGAAGGCACTCTCAATCTCCTCTCTCACAGACTTAGTCGAACCGCTTATCGATATTGTAATCATATTAAATCTTGAATGTTGAGAAGTCTGTATCAGACTGTGTGGATGTGGAATTAGATGATCCATCACCTGATAGATTCTGAGCCGAAGTTTCAACATCATACAATCTCATCTTGGCTCGATCAATTCCAACAACGAATCTTTTATTTTGTGTTGGGTCATTATATCGATTCTTAAGTTGTTTCACCATGAGTTGATTCATACCTTCAAGCTGTTCTGTTGAGATTAGTGCGATCATTAAATCACAAGTTGCTGGCAAGCCGAATGATTCTGAAGTATCTGTAATCTCAACATCAGAATTACCGAATCCTGTTCGTGTAACCTGAGTTGCAGACCAGATTGGTACGTTGAATTCAACAGCGATGCCTCGAAGTTCTTCGGCAATAGCCTTGACATATGAGTATGAGTTGATTGAACCTCCGAGACCTTTCATTCGTGAAGATGCTGCGATGTTAAGATAATCAATGAAGATGACATCAGGTTTGAAATCTTTCTTCATCTTTAACTCTTCTAGAAGAGCACGGAAGTGTCCAGCATGCGCCACAGCAGTCGGATATTCCTTAACGATTAACTTTCCTTGAGTCTTAGATTGAATCTTTTTCACCTTGGTATCAAACAACTCCTTGGGCATATTCTCAATATCTCCAATATCAATATCAAATAAGTTTGCATCGATACGTTCAGCGATCTTCTCTTCCGCCATTTCCAATGTGATGTAGAGGACACTCTGGCCCTCGGTAAGAGCAGCGGCGGCGAAGTGGCACATCGCCAAACTCTTACCAACACCTGTACCAGCAAGAATGATGTTCAGTGTCTTTCGACCAACACCTCCCTTTGTAATGGTGTTGAGCATCTCAATATCAAATGGCATCTTGTTTTCTTTCTTATGGTAGAAAGCAAATCGCTCATCAGAGTTTTCGATATAATCGTGTCCAACGTTTGAATCAAACGAAACACCAAGTGCATCAGATAGGATTTCGGGGATGGCACCTTCAGATTTATCACTATTCTTACCATCAATGATCTCAATGGATTCCATGATAGCAAGATAAACGGCGCGATCTTTACACCACTTCTCGGTTGAGTCAGTCAGCCACGTGTCATCAACCTTCTCTTCTTTGTCCAGCGCTCGAATGAGGGATAGGACCTCATTCGCATCATTTCGAGAAACATGATCCGAATTCTGAAACTCTATCTCTAGAGCCGCAGAATTAGGCAGTTTATTGTATGTACTTATAAAAGATAATATTAACTTATATACAGGTGCATTAAACTTCTCAAAGTATTCAACCTTTAAGTGGGGTAATGATTTTCTTGTGAAGTTTTCATTGTATATTAAGTTATTAAGAATTATCGTCTGTAAGTCCTTTGTCATCCTCTGTATTTTTGGTATCTAATATGGTTGCTAGGATATCACCCATTAAGTCATTGAACTTAACAGAGTCTTCTAATTGTTCTATACTATACTGTTCATTCCCATTGTCAATCTTATAATTGAAGTTGAGGACTGCGTTGTCCTCTTCTTCATTTTCCTCGATCTTTACTTCACCATAGAAATATACAACATCCTTATATTCTCCCTCTTTAATCTTGAAGCCGAAGTAATCTACGTCTTCTTTTTCAACCATTGTGTACTTAGGAATCTTCATCTTCAACAACCTCCTTTGTAAGTGTTTCATCTTTAGTGCGAAGTTCTTCAAGCATAGAAACATGAGCGACCTTATATCGTTTCTCAATAGCCTTTTCAAAGTCTGTCTTATCAAAGATATTTGTCCAAAACTCTTCAGTCATTGTTTGTGCAGCACGAAGGTTTCCACTCAATTCTTCCTTTGTCGCAGGATTCATTGCCATATACCAACCATTCTTAGGTTTAACGACATAACCTGTTTCAAGAGCAAGATCCAATAGGCCCGACCACTTCTCGATACCTCCGTCCCAACTTACACTAATTGGAATCTTAGACTTCTCCTTCACAAAGCGAGACTTCTCAATATTAATAATGAAGTGATAGCCCTGCACTTCGGTACCTGTCTTATCTTGGCGGCGACCGATGATCCACACATCGTTTGCACTGTACATTACACCAGTTCCACCAGACACAACTGCCTTTGAGAACATCTCTTGTGTTTGATACGTGTGATTGACTGCCAATAGAGGAATATCTTTAAGAGTCAAGAATGGTGTAATCATGCGGAATAGACCTTTAAGAGCTTTTGCTCGAGTCATATCAGCAACTGATTTCATATTCTCGGCATCATCAATTTCTTTCTTCGATGCAATATTACCAATAGAATCAATCACCACCATCACTCTATCCTTACGATCAATTTCAGTAAGCTGATGAACAAGATCGAATTTGAGTTCTTCAATATTGGTAACAGGTGTATGTAGTACACGAGATGTGTCAATACCGAAACTCTCAAAGTACGATTGTGGTGAACCAAACTCCGAATCATAGAACATGAGAACTGCATCCTTATGCTTCTTCATATAAGCACCTGCCATTAAAAGGGCAAACGATGTTTTGAAGTGCTTACTTGGTCCAGCTAACACTGTTAGACCTGAAGAGATACCACCTTTAGTGGAACCAGAGAGTGCGACGTTAATCATCGGCACCGATGTTGTAGTCATTTCCTTTTCGGAAAAGAACTTTGATTCAGAGAGAATCTCTGCGCCGGCTGTGCGGCTTGATTTTTTTAGTTTTTCTAGTAGTGACATAGTATTATATATTATTGTGCTTAAGCATCTTTAACAAAGACACCATTCTCCATCTTACCTGTGCGAGTCTTAATCACATTATAAGCTGCTTCCAGACATTCAACTGAATTGAGTCCTGCCAACTTAGCGCAGATGATGATAGTAACTAGCATATCGCCAATACCATCTTCAACCTCAGCCAATGCTTCAGATCTTTTCACTTGTTTATCATGATCATCTTCAGCAAATTCCAAAGCAAGAAGAGCTTGGCGAGTTTCATCCAGCTCTTCTTGGGTTTTACCAAGTTGTGTGAGTGCGGTAGCCTTTCCGAGAATACCTTTATCGGCTGCCCACTGATTTACTTTTTCTTCCAGTTGTTCGTAGTTCATTATGTTATTATATACTGTTTATACTTGGATGTAAATACTTATTTTAATTTCTTTGGTCCTTTTGAGAAGAATGGCATCTTTGACTTCTCTCCAATATACACACCCTGCGAGGGTTCATATTGTAGATTAAGAGCCACTGATTTGCCAATCACAACCTTTAGGAATTCATTGGGTCGAAAATTGAGGACTTCACCAGGAACATCCACATTAATATCTTCTCTCGTGACAACGCAAATGTTATCATATACTTCTTTTGTATCTCTATCTTCCATATTGTTATTTAATCTGTTAATTTGTTTAGATATTTTTGTTGTAACTCTAAAGGTAAATCAGTCATGCCGATGCAATTGCTCCAATTGTTGCTACTATTAAACCAACTATACACACTCCAAAGAGCGTGATAAGTATCATGCCTAATGCTTCTTCTGCTTTATGTGGGTCTTTCATAATTATTGTGTGATTGTCACTTTAGATTGAGAGTTCTTCTTTAGCCACAGTGTTCGTACGACTAAAGGGTTATTGTTAAGCACACTCATCATTCGTTTGAATGTTTCCCAGTCTGGCTTAGGATCGCTTAAGTTTTCCCATGCTTTCATTCGTTCTTTCGCTGTCATATTATATTCTTTTCTTTAATTTGTTTCCTGTGATTGCTTCACCTCTAGTCAGCCCATTAGCCTTGAAAAATTTGTTGGATGTATTAATATCATAAACTTCTACTCGTCCTAATATAGAACATGCCTTTTTCAATAATCGAGAACCTATACCTTTTCTTCGTTGGCGAGGTGGGACATAGGCTTGAAACATTTTTATTCCTTCATCTTTGTAAGCTAGAGCCCATCCAGTCCATTTCACACCATCATGACCCATAATAAGGTAGCCGTGATCTTCTTTCAAACATTTTTTCAGTTCAGTCAAGATTTGTCCGCCGTGAGGATGATCATCTGCTTTTCGATAAACATTAAAATTATTTCGAGAACAAAATCTTAAAGCATCACTAGGAGGCCAAACCTTTGAGAGGTCGTATGTTTTAATATATGTAGGCATATTAGTAATTCACTCCAGTCCAGCAGAGTCGTGTTTTAATATCAGACTCATTGAATACACTTCCGCGAGCTTTGTTTCGAGCTGGGGATGCCCAACTAGCTGCTTTTAAAATATCTCCATAAGCAAACTTCTTATCAGCATCAGTATTAACAATGAATGAGTGAACCGATCCACCTTTGATGATTTTGATATACTTATTGCCGATATCATATTTGAGACCTTTTGCGAACTCTTCTCTCATTTCGGTGGAGGATTCATCATCTCCGTTCATAAATCTGTTGTAATTAACAACGATTTCTTTTAGCACTCGGTCGAGTGCGGTTTCCATTTCTTTAGTAATTTTCATAATATAAATTTCCTTTCTTAAGTATTAGCGATCGTAGATGTAGACATCGACTTTAGCCGCGTCAGCGAGTTTAATTGTTTGATGAGAGTGTGAGCCAGACCAAACGTTTGGTGGATTCTTCACAGAGTACTTATGCGCGGCTGGATTATTTTTACCCATGCGACCTTTAAGGCACACACGGCGGCTAAGACCTCCGATGTATTCGTCTTCAGCCTTTACGTATTTTCTAAGACCGGCGATAAACGCTTTACCCTTTTCGCTGTGATGGTCTACTGTCCTAACGTATGAGTTTGATGTTCGTGTATTCATAATGTAAATTTCCTTTCGTGGATTAGAGTGCGGCGAGGGCAGCAGTAGTGCCAGGGAAAATCTCAGCACTAACTGAAACTGACTTGAGTCTGGCTTCAGCACGAGGTGTGATAAACACACCATAGGTGAATTTCGCGAAGGCTTTTGCAGTAGCTTCCTTGATCTCTACTGTGACGCCAGTCTCGGTGTCAGTAGAGGTAAATTTTGATCCGTAAGGATTGTGGATAATGCGTTTGGTGTTTTTTGGTATTTTCATAATATTTCTTCTCAATCTTATATAAATATTATATCACAAAATCGCCGTACTGTCAATGGTCGTAAATCACTGATTATCAATGACTTACGATTCTTGGCAACAGTGTTCCAAAAAATTGATAATCCTTTGACTATCAATGACTTAGATACTTTTCAATGAAAAATCAATAGCTCTAGCGGCTTCGAGATTCAGAGGGCGACTCTTATACCATCCCCCAGTATCATTATCTATCTCTTTACAGAGTTTCGAGACTTCTTCGGGTGTGATCGGATACTGTGATCTCATTGCCCTAGATGAAATAGAAACCATAATCTGAAACATCTTATGGTACCAACCAGAGTCCGATATATTCCTATATTCAAGAACTAGTTGTTTATTAACAAATGGGCAATCACGATAAGAAGCCCAAGTGAAATTAGAGTTCGTTAGTTTGGTTTTCTTATATTCGGCTATCTTTTCACGAATTGCATCTGGCATTTTATCTTCGAATGAATTTCTGAATCCACCCACAAATTCATGTCTGCTCATCAATTCATTAGGATTGATTCTATCTGCTTTGTTTGTAAATATGAAATTATGCGCATTAGGATATTGAGCAGGGACATAATACATTCTGCTTACATCTTTTGTCTGAGCATCTCCGACAGAACCGAACTCGTGGTTCAGAGCATACCAAAAGTGGCGCAGTTTATCTGCTGGGACAGGCTCGGATAATGGAAGAACCATCCGAAACTTTGGCTTCTCTTTTGTGGAAGATGCCGATGAATAACAAATGAAATAATTCTTCTTAAATTTCTCAATCGTTTCTTCAAATGTACCTTCGTAATCATCGACATCTAGAGCGGCCCAACCATTCCATTGTATGACATTAGCATTTGATCTGGTTGTATCTTTATGGAATGTTGAAGGTGTGATCAATGGTGACCCTGGCTTTCTTTCACCCTTCTTTGGCTTGTAGCCGGGTTGTCTGCTCAATTCATAAAGTAACTTTTCAAAAGATTCAAGGGTATCGAACTTCATCGTCCGATGTGTCTTGTTATCAAATATGTTTTTAAATATGGTGAGAGCAAACATTATTCAAAGAATGCGTCCAGATTTTGCTGTGGCTTTTTGTATTTGATTTTTACTCTTGGTCTTAGTGAAGAACTCTTCTTGCGAACAAAATGATTGATACCAATCTTCTTGCCAAATTCAATCATAGAACTTTCATCTGTAAATCTAACCATTATTACTCTCATACTTTATCCTCCTCAAAGTAACGATGATCTGTATCTTTTCCATATGGAAAATCTGGATACCATGTTGCTTTTGTTTTTTCTGTTATTTCTAAATTCGTCTTTTCTATAAAATCTTGCAAATCTTCATCTGTTTCAAACTCGAAAGCAGCTGTGGAATAAGCATATTCTTTATGTGAAAAGTCAGGCATGCCCCACCATCCATGAAATGTATTTTCAATGCCTTGTGATCTATCAAAGATATTATTCTCTGTGTCATTTGTATTTCTTACGCTCTTTTTCATGTCCAATTTTTTTCTATTTCGACTGTTTCTTCTGGAGTTGGCTTTCTGTATTCCATACCATAATTGTTATTGCCCATAACTGGTATAATATCATCTTTGTAAATCGGCTTCTGATTAAATGGAGAATAATCTACATGATGATGCCATCGATTGAATTTCTTTGTGATGCTTGTGACATCTGGATGCTGATCTTGAAGAGATTTTGCAAACTCATATCGGTCATCATAATCCTTTCCATCAGCATTGAAGTTGTAGACTTCTTCTGTATTACCACCCTTCATACTAAGAGTTGTGATCTTTCCACAAAGGAAGGCATTGAATAACATTGTGCAGTATTTATCTTTCATAATTCGCAATGATAGATCGGTATCTTCATTATATCGACCTCTCCATCTATAGTCAATGTCATTCGATAGAAGGATACAACTGTAGATTCGTGAATTTAGGTAATACGGCTTTTTATAGTGCGTGGCTTCAGATGGAACAACAAAATATGTATAGTTCATGCCAGCCATTTTAACATTCTTGTATCGATCAACGAAATCCTCTGTAGCCGCAAAGGTGCCACCATTCATTACTCTACGCCTACGATTATTATTGAATCGAAAGAATTCACGAATATTATCATCTAGAATCCAATGCCGTTCATGTCCTTCTTTGATTGAATGTTCCCAAACAAAATTACGAGCTGGGATCGATCCACCGAGGTGTCCTGTGACTTCACATCTCTTTGCATATTTAGGGTTTTCCCTAAAATCTGTTGGCAAGGTCAATATCTTTTCAACGGGAATGTTTTTATTGTAATCGGCAAATTCCGATTCTTCAATAACAACACGATAAGGTACATTCATCAAATCAAGTGACCTTGATGTGAATCGAGTATCTGCGCGACCTTTAGAAATTATATAAATTGGATAACGTGGATTGTGATTGGACATGATATTATACTATATTATATTGTTAATTTTGTCAATATTATTTGAGGAATTCATCTAATGTATTAGAGTTTTTCTGGGAATCTTTATATGCTTTATTCCAACGGATTGATCTCTTGCCGAAATTTCTATAACCACCAGACTCTCTTTTGCCTTCGGAATCATACAGAATCTTGAAGTATTTTGGGTAAAGGGATTGAATGAATTTATGATCATTGTGAACCTTATCAAATTCAAGGTTGTCCCAGACCGCTGACTCTTCTTTTAGACTAGCAACACTTTGATTATCGAACAAGAACTCGCAACTGCGTCTGGTTGTGTATCCTCGGGTGAGTAACCCTAATAGAAGTAAATCATCTTCTGCTGTATGAACTTCAGTAAGATGCATATCATCTAAATCATCTGCAAAGTGTGTTCCATTGAACCAATATGTGCCATTTACAGAAGTGTTGTCATTATACTGTTTTGTATTTGGCGGTGTAGATCGCATTCCGCATCCACACACAGTAAGACCACCATCTAACCAATTCTGTATCACATCAAACATTTCTCTGACATCATCTTCATTAGATTTTCTCACTGATTTCTCCATATTAGAATTGCCCGACCAATACTTAGAATTGCGTCTAACAAAGGTCAAATCATCATCGAACATACAGTATTGCATATTCTTTCCTGCTTCGTAAATTAATCGGCGAGTGTTTGATAATGGGTTCTCACTATCCAATGTAATTTCTTTAGGAAGAACTAAATACTCGGCATCATAATGATACTGATCTCTCTCCCATTCTTGAACCACAAATACTACCTTAGATTGTAATTCCTTTGGAAGACAGTTATAAGTAATCTGCCGATCTGCCCGACACACAGTTGGTATGAATATTTTTTCAATCATATTAGCAAAAGAAGTCTTGTAGAGAAACCACTTTCTCATCAGTCCAGTTTAGTGTTTTTAGTATCATGTTGATAGGCTCAATGAATGTTTTTTGGAATTGTAATTCATAGTCAATATACTTTTCCAATTTCAATTCATGCGGGAAGGTATCTTTGAAGCCAAAGATATTCTCACGGATAGGGTTTGGGGTCTTCATGTAGATATATTTCATATTATCTCCATTATATATGAGTTCATAATTATTGTCAATTCCATTCTTCTTTACATGGTGGTTGAAAAGAAGAGAAGCCCTCACATGCATCGGTGTTCCTTTGTCATATACTGTCTCGCGATTCCGCCACTTGATCACATCGGAAACTTTGCGAGGGGATGCAATTTCTTCTGGTCTTGAATTTAGGAAATGTTCTTTGAAAAGTGCAATTGCTTCTTGCGTGTTTTCTTCACTACCTGTCATAATCACCCTAAGGATTTCTTTCATTGCCGTGCGATTCAATTGGGGTGTAGAAGATTTGATTGCTTCGATGCCCATCATCTTGATCTTCGGCTCTGCGTATTGCACACCTTCATTGTTGTGGACATTGAGGATGTATCTTTTCTTTGCTGTCCAAATGCCACGATCGGCAATGGCTTCTCTTTTCATAACCATACGATTTGTAAATGCATTAGACATATCTGCAAATCTTTCGAATGCTCGGTTCAATGCTGGCTCAATCACACGATCACCAAATTCATCAAGGAAGTTTACAGGATTATTTGGCTTGAATTTATCGACAACATCTTTTGCGGTAATATAGACAGAATCAGTATCAATGGCAATGACACGATCTTTGGATTTTTCTTCACCTAGGAATTTCTGTATCTCTTCATTAACTGCTTTCTCTGCCCATTGAATAACACACTGTCCAGTAAGAGTAACACCTTCAGCAACCTGCGGGTCATAGTATCGAAAATACTTGTTTGCCATGGCACCATAGAGAGAGTTGAGAAGAATCTTTACAGCGGTCTGCTGTGTTTCATTTCTCATTACCTGACTCACAAGTGATTTGTTCTTGGGGTCTTTCTCCAATTCTTTCTTTCCTTCAATCATTCTACCCTTGATCTCGACACGCATTGAGTAGAGTTCTTCAACGATCTCTGGGATGATTCCTTTCTTGTCTTTACGATACACAGAACCATTGCCTGCCCTACATAGATCAATCTCTGTTGGGAATGATTCTTCTTTTAAGATTCTGTTAGGAAAAACATTGTTCACATGAGAGTGTGGCACCAGTGTCTCGGGCGACATATTGTTTTGGATAATGATGTTTGGATATAGAGAGTTAAGGTCAAACGACATTACCCATTCACTCATTCCTTTCCTCACATCTTTCACATAGCCGCCGGCAATCGGTCTTTCTTTTCCTCGATGACCTTCCATCTTATCATTCGACCATTCGAAGTTTACCACATCCGCACCATAGATAGGGTAATCAGATGGTTGAAGTTTTAGTAAGGTTGGAACAGTCCTTGATCTCATCAATCTACGATAAATGATTGTGTCCCATATACCAACAGTTCCAAGAGTTTGTGCATAATTCACACCACCAAGATAAGCAGTGGTCATCACCAGATTAATCAATCCAAGTTTCTCTTCCAGTCTTTCGATCAACTCGACATCCTTGATATTGTAATCGACATACTTCTGGAAATCTGCATCATACAAATCTCTCAAAGAACCAATCTCACTGTAATCAAGTTTTCGGTCATTCAGAACCACATGAGCAATATGATCCAATTTGTATGTCTCTTGTGCTCCATATGAATACGCAAACTTTTTGAAAAGAGCCATGTAATCAAGGTTTGGAATACCAACGATGTTCAATGTCTTTTGTTCTCTATCAAACACCTTGACAGAATTTTCACTCACTTGTCCCCAAGGCGAGAATCTTTTCATTACACTTTCTCCAAGTATCTTTTGCACACGAGATAGAAGATAAGGTACATCAAAGAATTCTGTATTCCAACCTGTGATCACATCGGGTGTGTTCTCTGGATCAGACCAGTAGTCAATGAAGTCGAGTAACATACCTTCTTCATTGTCGAATTGTTTGTATTCTGTTTTGAGACCGAGTTCCGATTCTTCGGCATCGTAAGGTTTCATACCCCACACGCGATAGAAATCTTCCTTAGATGATTTGTATGCAACAGTCAAGATTCTGTTTGTGGGATTGTCCGAGTCTGGAAAGCCATTACCATATTCAGTCTCAATATCGAAACTACCAATGTTCACGAATTCTTTCTTGAAGCGAATCTCGCCAGGAAACTGAGTCTGAATGAAAGATGTTACATGATTGGAATTACCGAAGAGTCGGTAGTCTCTCACACCAGAATACATCTTCTCATATTCACCAGCCTGTTTGATATCGGGGAAGGTCATCGGAGCCAACTGTATTCCATCAAGGCTCTTATGTGTTGCTTTGCCGTCTTTTGCTTCGGCATAGTATGTTGGCTTGAATTTGATCTTCTGTTGGATTCTTTTTCCAAGATCATCGTAGCCACGATACATAATAAAGTTACCTCTTTTCGAAATAGATGTATAAAAACCAGAAATCATATATATGATTATATCAAGTTATAGTGGTTTGTAAAGACTAAAATGAAAGAAGCCCCCCATCAAAATGATGAGGGGCTTCTGTATTTAATACTATCCGTTGCTCACGAACTCATTGAGTTCTCGTGCTTTGATAATTATCTCTTTTTCAGTAGGATACTGAGGGGGCTCATAAGGAGCTGGAATCTCAGATTCAGTTTCCAGGGCTCGGCTGAGTTTTGAGTTATAGTGATCTTGGTGTGCGTAATTAGTTGCATTCCAATTATCTAGTAATAAATCCTTTGCCATTTGAAGAATTTCAAGGCGGATTTCATATGGGTTTTTATCACTCATTTTGTGTGTGTCTTTCTGTGTTTGGGTTTGTGTTTGTGTGGGCGACGAGAACTTGTTTCCATAGATCATGGATTGGTTGTTTATCTACGATCTCCATAAACTCGTCCTCGTCATTAAATACGCAGTTATTAATAGTGCCATGTGTTCTAGCTTTATTTTCTTGTGCATTAAACGAACTCATTTGCCACTTTATTTTTTTATTGAAATCAACTTGCTTCATATCGATACCTAATTGTGTCATCACCATGCGTACATAGTCCATTGATTCAACATACATATCATACAATACAGGCACAGCCACTGTAGACTGTAGAATATCTTTTGCATATTCTGGCCACATATTCGCGATTGTTTTCACTGCCGATTTTCTCGGGTACTTTGTTCTCTTGGTATACACTTTCCATGCACTAGCCAGAGTGTTGTAAGGGTTTCTCAACAAAACAACCACGTGTGTGTCACCTTCATTTGAAAACTTGGCAATTTCTTTATGATCTATTGGTTTGTTTTCCATGCTAATTATCACACAATCCGACTGTTCGAACCCTGTATACTTTCCATCTACGCGAGTTGATGTTATGGGTACAGATTTGAATTGCATGTATTTCTCATGCGACAGAGTGGTATTATTAATATGAACCGGGTTACTGAATTGCTGTAATAGAGTTGATATTAACATATGGTTACCACTTCTACGTAGACCGTAAATTATAATTGTTTTCATTTTGTGTGTGTGTTGTTATTGAGGTGTTTCCATTTTGGAAACAGTTTGTTTTGATGTGTAGTTTAAAGTGTCCCCTTTACTTTAGGCGAAAGAGGGAAAGACCTTTAAAGAAGTCTCAAGCGCCATCACCACGCAAAGGTGGGATAGGACGATCGTGAGAAACTCATAATTATTCAGTCAAGAACTCTGGATCGCCAGGAGCTGCTTGAAGAATTGTAAACTTCTTCGGTTGAAGTTCTTCTGGTACCTCTTTTTTAAGATACACCGAGAGAATACCATCAGTAATACTGACGTGTTCTACTCGAATGTGCTCAGCAAGATCAAATTGCTTCTTGAACTTGCGTGTAGCAATACCCTTATGGATATATTCTTTATCGCCATTGAGCGATACATTATCACCTTCAATCGTAAGGATACTCTTTTCGAGTGTTACGTCAAGGTCTTTGTCATTGAAACCAGCAACAGCTAGTGCGATTTCAAAACTCGTATCGCTGTGCTTCACTACATTGTGAGGCGGATAAGCCGAGTTGTTTGATTGAGTGCTTTCAAGTCTATCAAAGATAGAATCAAAACCAATTGTCCACGAACGTGGGATTGTGTATTGTGTCATTTATTGTTCCTCCTATTAGGCAGGGTTATGTTGTTGTGAGACCCCGAGGGCGTCTCATTTAAAGTAACAGCGTGTTACCTTAAAAGTTTATTTGTAGATAAGGTCGTGCATCATACTTTTTCTTATTCCTCTTCTAAGTATTGATCTGGGAATTGCTCCTTGTGTGCTGTAAGCATTTCTTCTTCAGTGTCAAACTCTTGAACAATAGCATCGTCCCGATAGGAGACAACTTGACCTTCCATTAGGCAGACCGCTGTTGAGTTAATGATATAACAACCAGATGTTTTGTTTTCTATAGCCATTTTATAGTGGGCCTCCGTCTAAGACTACCCAGTTGTAGTTATTGATAAGGGAAATTCTAGCATTGTTACCAGCCGTAGTGGTAACTTTGCTTAGGTTGAATCTTGGACTTTGAGCTAATCCAGAAGTTGGTAAATTTGCTTCCCAGTTAATGAGCAATGCGTCATAATCAGTTCCTTGATTTGGGACACCATTGGCAGTGTTGGTTAAACCGTCTGTAACATTGAGACCATTAATACTAATATTTGTTTCTAGTCCAACAATATCAGTAAGACCAAAACACCTAACAAAAATTGCAGTCATACGACGGACATTAGAAGTATCCCAAGTTGACACATCAAGGCTTTGGAGACTTTGGCAGTCATAAAAAACCGAAGTTATCTGAAGTGCGTTGGATGTAACAAAATTGTCTGGCAATAATAATGTTTCTAGAGATGTACACCCCCTAAATGCATTAACAAAATAACCTACATTGGATGTATCCCAGTTACTTAAAACCAAAGTAGTGAGACTATTACAACCTTGGAACATCGAATTAATAATAGTAACGTTTGATGTATCAAGAGTGCTTACGTTTGCGCTTGATAAAGAAATACAATCAGTAAACATACCAGTAAGATCTGTCACACTGGAAGTATCAGTCTTTCCAGCATTAAAACTCACCAAGTTTTGGCAATTACGGAACATATTTGATAGATCAACATATCCAAGCGTTCCAAGATTCTCTACTGAAACTATATTTTGATTTGAAGAAAGTATTATTTCGGGAGCAAATGTTCCGCTGACCCTTACCTGATATGTTCCAACCGAGCTATACTGCTTTGTTACTGTTCCTTCTCCCGGCCCCACAGTCAACGGATTACTTCCGTCTCCCCAATCTATAGTTGCATCGTAAACTTGGGCACTATCAAATCCCACTATAAGGTCTGAACCCAAAGAAGTATCGACAGTAAAGAGCAAGGGACCTGTCCAAAAAGTTTTATTTATTTCATTAGGAAAAGAATCCTGTGTTGGGTGTAGAAGTTTATGTCTACAATTAACATAGATTTCCTCACCTCTAACGCTCAGCCGAACACCGTTTGTGCTAGTCGCCCACAGCGAAGTTTCTGGCCCACCTGGATCAAGTGGAGAGTCGTCATATTGCCAGTATGGATTATTAGGTATATTTTGCCAAGCCATGTATATATGTTATTTATATCGAATTGAAATTACAGATTTAGTTTATTTCCATTTAGGTCCGAAGTAACGTACTGCATAATACATCGTTCGTGCTTTAGTTCTTCCAACTCCACATACCCGCATTGCTTCATAGAATATATCAGCTGCTTCTTTAGAGGTATATAAACACTTATCGTCATGAGCTTGTACACATAG